CTGTTCGGTTTCTCCATCGATGCCAATGGCAGCGCGAAGCTGCAGCGCGGCAGGCGCGTGGCGCGCAAGATCAACAAGGTCAACAGCGTCGATCTCATCATCGAGCCCGGCGCCGGGGGGCAAATCATCAATCTCATCGAAGCACTGGACCCGAAGGGGGATGGAGACATGAAGCTGCGAAAGCGCATGATCGAGACGATCAAGAAGGCCCACGACGGCAATCTGCCGGATGGGTTGGACGAAAACGACGACGAGGCCGTGGAAGCCGCCTACCGCGAAGCCTTGCAGCAGGAACTGGCCAGCGAAGGCGGTGAGGGCGGAGGCGCGCACAACAGCGCCGCCACCGGCATCACGCGTGATGAGCTGAAGGAAGAGCTGCGCATGGTGGAGGCGAAGAGCTATGCTCGCGCCGCGATCGCCGAGAGCAATCTGCCGCCAAGGCGAAACTGCGCAAGCAGTTCGACGGCCTGGACCGGTTCACCGAGGCCCAGGTCGACGAGGCCATCAAGGATGAACGCGAGTACCTGGCCACGTTCACCGAATCCGGGCACGTGGTCGACACAGGCGGCAACAGCAACATCCAGCCCGGCGAGTCGCGGGCCGAAAAAGTCGCGGCGATGCTGGATGCGTTCTTCGATCCTCAGAACAGGGAAGTGGTCTCGTTCAAGGAATGCTACATCGAGATCACCGGCGACCGGCGTATCACCGGCATGCTGCGCAACGTCGACCAGGCGCGGTTCCGCGAATCGCTGTCGGACACCGGCAACCTGGACGTGGTGCTGGGTGACGCCATTCATCGCCGGCTGTTGGCCGAGTACAACAACATGAGCCAGTACGACATCTGGCGGCGCCTGACCGGCAACCCCGTTCCCCTGAGTGATTTCCGCACCCGGCACGGCACCCGGCTGGGCGGTTACGGGGACCTGCCGACCGTGGACAAGGGCGCCCCGTACGGCGCGCTGACATCGCCGGGCGATGAGGAGTATACCTACTCGCCGGCGAAGCGCGGCGGTACGGAGACCATCGCGCTGGAGGACATCCGCAACGACGACGTCGGACTGATCCAGCGCATTCCGGTCAAGCTGGCCCGGGCCGCCAAACGCACCCTGGCCAAGTTCGTGCTGGATTTCCTACGCACCAATCCGACCATCTACGACGGCGTGGCGTTCTTCCATGCGAACCACAACAACCTGGGTAGCAACGCCCTGGATGCGACGAACCTGGCCGCGGGCCGTCTCGCCATGCTGCAGCAGACGGAACCCGGTTCGAACGACCGGCTTGGCATCCCCGCCGTGAATCTGTGGGTGCCTACCGATCTCGAGGAAACGGCCTTCAATCTCTTCCGCCGCACCACCAACAACGACACAAACTTTGTCGAGTCGTTGCAGATGAACGTGATCCCCGTGTGGTACTGGACCGACGCCAACGACTGGGTGATCACGGCGGATCCGATGGATATCCCGATCATCGAGCTGGGCTTCCTGGACGGCAACGAGGAACCAGAGCTGTTCGTGCAGGATTCGCCCACCAGTGGATCCATGTTTAGTAATGACCAGCTGACCTGGAAGATGCGCTTCATCTTCGGCGGCAGTGTGGCCGAGTACCGCGGCGCCTACAAGGCGGTCGTCGCCTAACGCATAACCCCGTGATAGAAGGCGGACGGCGGGCATGGAAGCTCGCCCGACGCCACTAAAACAAGCGAGCGAGAAGAGGCCGACGGCGAAATGGAAGTCGACCCGAGGCCCACAAGGAGATAGAAGATATGAAACGATTTTCCATTTTCGCGTTGATCCTGGCCCTGCTGGCCGTGGTGGCAATGCCCTCGGCCCGCGCCGTGACACCGAACTACGCGATCGCGGTGCCCGGTGTTGTTACGATTCCCATTCAGCTGAGCGGACAGTACACCACGAACACCACGGCGGTGGCGCGATTCGCCATGCCGTTCAAGGCGCGCGTGATCGGTGTCTCGGCCTCCGCCCGGGCCTCGGGGGGCACCTCGCCGACGCTCACGGTTGACCTCCAGGACGACGGGACCTCGGTGCTGTCCGCGCCGGTCGGCGTCACGGCGGGATCCGTCAGCGAGGGCACGATTGCGAATCCCTTGGTAGCGGACGAGTCGGTGATGACCGTGAACTTGGCGATCGGCGGCACATCCCCGACCTGGGACGACATCACGATACTGATCACCGTCGTCCGACAATAACATACCAAGGGTTCGATATTGGCGGTGGGCATGGAGCACATCTTCCAGGGATGGACCCTATTTCAACGCCAGGCCCTGACCTGGCGTTTTTGTTAAAGGAGTCAGCAAGGCGTGTCGCTTTCGATATATCAGGATCTCGTCGATGATCTGGTGCGTGACGACACCGGCAAGATCACGTCGAGCGATCGAGACGACGCGATCGCGCGCGCCATCGACCGCTACAGCAAGGACAAGCCGAATTTGACCGTCGAGGACATCACGGCGCCCGGCGGCCATTACATCAACCTGCCGACCGGTTGGCAGATCGGTTTCAGCGAACTGCGGGCGATCGAATATCCCATCGGCGAATTCCCGCCGAGCCTGTTGCACCAGGACAGCTTCGATCTCTACCGTGGCCCGAGCGGGCAGCAAATCATCATCGCCGACGCCATTACCTCCGGCCAGCAGCTCCGCGTGACATTCACGACCCGGCACGTGGTGGACATGACCCAGGACACCACGCCCCAGACGGATCGAGAACCCATTTCCGCTTGGGCCGCGGCCTTCCTGCTGGATCAGCTCGCCTCACTCTACAGCGGGGACTCCGATTCCACGATCCAGGCCGACAGCGTGGACCACAACTCCAAGGCTGCGGAATACGCGCTGCGCGCGAAGACCCTGCGCAAGCGGTATTACGACGAACTGGGTATCGATCCCAAGCGCAACGTCGCCGCCGGGGTGGTTGTGGATTTCGACCAGAAGGACAGCCAGGGGCGCGAACGGCTCATGCATCCGGATCGTTACCGATGACCGAAGTCTCCCGCATCGAGTTCGATACACGCCAGACCGAGATCCTGGCGCGCGGTCTCCAGCGCATGCCCGAGCTCACGCAACGGGAGATGTCCGTATCGCTGCAGGAGGTCCTGTCGTTGCTCGAGCGTGAAGTGAAGGAGCGCACGCCGGTGGGGGTCGGTGGTGCGGGCGGTCTGCGCGGTTCCGTGACCCACGCGATGAGTGGGATCGCGGCCAGCGGCATCGCCGGAAAAGTGTATTCCCCGTTGAGTTACGCGATCCCCGTAGAGCTGGGCACAAAGCCGCATTTTCCGCCGGTCGAGCCGCTCGTGGACTGGGTGCAGGCCAAGCTCGGCGTGCCGCCCAACGAAGCCCGCGCCGTGGCCTTTCTGGTCGCGCGGAAGATCGCGACCAAGGGCACCGAGGGCCGCCACATGTTCGAAGACGCGTTCCGCGAGAACACGCAGCAGATCCTGCGCCGCCTGGACGCCGCGATTCAACGGGTGTTCGCGCAGCTCGGAGGCGCGTGATGGCCACATACCAACAACAGCGAGACGCCATCCAGTCGATGCTCTCCGGGATCAACGGCATTGGCATCGTCCACAACTATGAGCGCTATGCCAAGCGCGAGGCCGATTTCCAGGCCTTCTACAAAGATACAACCAACAACCGCATCCTGGGCTGGAATTTCAGCCGCGTATCCACGGCCGAGCTTGACCTGGACAACGGCGGTGTCCGCCGCGTGTACACCTGGCGCATTCGGGGGTTCATGAGCATCGACGACGCCGATGCGAGCGAAAGGACTTTTCAGGAGCTGATTGAAACCATCTGCAGTACGTTCCGCACCAACCCGACGCTGGGACTGCAAGACACGGAAACCAAGAACCTGGCCCAGGAAGACGGTCCTGCCGGCATACAGGTCGATGCCGTGGAGCCGGTCATGTTCGCCGGGGTGCTGTGCCACCGCGCCACCCTGACCCTGGTCACCGAATCAACCGAAGCGAAGTCATGAGGACGCCGTTATGAGAACACGCCGCAAATTGTTTCTGTATGCCGTGGAAACCACCAAGGGGACGGACGCCAACCCCACGGTCGCCAATAACCTGATCATTCCCCAGTCCGACATCAATATCGCGATACCGACGGAACAGGATTCGGGCGAAGGCGAAGTAAAAGGCACCTTCGGTCCCGGCGACAGCGTGACCGTCAAGCAGGCCATGTCGATCGACATCCAGGCGCGCGTACGCGGTCTCGGGCAAGGCGCCTCGGCGCTGATCACGCCGGATATCCACCCGTTTCTGATCGCCTCTGGCCACACCGTGAACTCCGCGGGCGATGGCACCACGACCCCGCGCTCGGCGACCTATACGCCCACCAGCGTGGAGGCGAACCTAGGCAGCGCGACGGGCTACTACTACGAGGACGGGCTGCTATACCGGCTGTTGGGCGGCGTCAATAACCTGTCGTTCGAGGCGTCCATGACTGCGCTGATGATGAAGGCGACAGTCCAGGCCCCGTACACCGCGCCGCAGACGCAAGCCTTT